CCCAAGCGACCTGTCCTATTGTAGCTCACAGTGCTGTTTTCTGTGGATCCATCGACTCTAAATCCAGCGTTCTTAACAATGCCTGAAACTCGAGTATTCTCTATATCTGTCGTTGTCTCATTAGCTCCGGCACCCAATACCCTCACGTAGGTTAATGCAGTCTTATGCTTAAAAAACTCATTAACTGCATAGGGCCCAAACATAGATGTATTAAGATCACCGAATCGCTTCTCAAAATCAGAAAAGGAGCCTACGGTAACCGGAACAAATGCCGGACCCATCTCTGCAGTGCCTATTACTCCAGCGGGGACTCCGACAATTTCCGCCTCACGCTGGGAAAGGTCGATCTCTTTCTCAAAGAAGCCTGGTGACCTAAAAGTCTGCTCAGCCATCTATCAATCTCCCGTATGAAAATCTCTACAGTTATAACTATCGCTCAAGTTGTCAAAAGTCCTTACTCTAGTGTGTCTAGAGTTGTCTCTGTTTCAACAACTATCCTGCTGCTTGCGACAGTCTCGCCGGCACGCTGATTTCTAGTCAAAATCTTCACGTATGTATTTCTTTTCTCGCCGGTAAAGGGATTCTCAATAACATCAAGAAGTCTTGCATTAATCTCTCCCCTATAGTTAGGTGTCTCTCCCGTAGCTGTAAGATCTTCAGTGTCAGACAAAATAAATTTATTTATATCCCCAGTGCCTCCCGGAGAGACATCCACTTTTTTAACATCTGTGCTCACGTCAAAGTATCCAAACTCAACCTGTGGTGCTGAAAGAAATCTTCTAGTTGGCTGTCTAAGGCTGGGATGGTCTGGCGCGATGATATATCCGGGAACTGACATGGTGAAGCTACACTTTATAATTCTTTCTTCATCTGTAAAGTCTTGAAAGTTGTCATCGGCATCTAGCGGAGATTTAACAAAGCCTACAAACTGATATCCTTTATCAGTTTCAAGAAAGAATTCATGCCCTTGGCCGTCAAACTGTGCCATCATAGATTCAATTAGTTGATTCATCTGTGTCATATATTGGGTCCAAAAAACTATCTCATAGCTTATTGTAATAAACTTAGGATATGGTACAGTTATTATTTCAAAGATATTTTGTCCTAGATCACTTCTTAAAAGATCACCCGTTGGATCGTCTAAAAACGATAAGTTGTCTGTCTGTCGACGCGTAGCCACAGTTCCTGCGCGAGCGTCATTGCCAGGAAAAATTGTATCTTTTTGAAAATGTTTTCTACTCGCAACATTTTTTTGATTTTTAATTCGAAGCTTATTGACAATATTTTGAAAATCTCTATCCTTTTCGCTTAGTCTTCTTTTAATAACGTATGACTGCTGTTTTCTAAATGATATCGCTGTCCCGTAGCCCCCTTGCGACGGACTATGATCAATAGCACCTCTTTTAATTGATATTATTGGAAGAATTATAGCGTTATTTCTATCTCTAATCGGATGACGTCTTCTAGCTAGGGCAAATCTCTCTCCTGCTGCAAAGACCACTGGAACCTTTTTTGCCTGAGAGTTTACCTCAACTTGAAACGAAAGACGTTTATCAAACAATTGAAACACTGACCTGTCAATATCAACTATTCCCACTGATGGGATGTTAAAATCCTCAGGGACGCTTCCTTCATATCCTGTGTCTATCTTTCGTGTCATCTCTAGCTCTCATCATAAAATGAAGATCCTACATTTTCAGGATCTCCTTTGGGAGACACCTCTGCAGGACCTGTAATCGGCTTAGTAAGCACACCCTTTTGCTGCAATGCTCTTACATCTCCTGTGGGACCAAGCTGATTATCTTTGAATCCACGCTGCTGAGCAAATGTCTTCTGCACAGCATCGGGGTCGGAATAGCTCTCGTCTGTAGGTCCGAAAGTTTTTGATATAAACTGACCCTCGCGTGCCTGTTTTCCTTGAATGGTAATAAATCCCTTATGCTCAATTTCTCCAAAAATAACTGATGAATCCGGTGCAGCAAGAACCTCAAAGAAAACAGATCCAAAGCTAAAAAAGTCTCCTTCTCTAACTTCTATCTCCTTATCAAGTAAGTCTCTAGCTTGCGCATATACCTCAATCTTATACATCTCCTCTGTTCCAAACGTATTAGATCTTATCTGTTGAGGATCATATTTTACCAACACATCTATCTCTATGGGGTTTTCAAACACCTTGTCGGGAGCCTCTTCGTATACGTCGTGCACATTTGACTTTATGTCAGAGATTGGAAAATAATAGATCTTTTGCCCAATAACATCTTTTACTATCTCCTTTCCAAGATCATTGATAAAGTTTATCTCCCTCTCAGTTATAAACAATCTCGACATAGTTTATCCCATAAAGATAGCTAATCCGTTCGGCATTGGAACGTATTTTAGCTGTTTGTTGATGTTTTCAGCTCTTGTCGCCTGTAGTTCGACGAGCTTATCATATGTCATTGTCTCAAGCATTTCAGTTAGTTGTGTTATCAATGTTTTCTTGTCTTCTCTTCCTTGTGATACTAAGTCAGTTCCATTAAGCGTCAGGTCTGCACCTGGAATTGGAATGGATCCAAATTTTGATCTAATGAGTCCGAGCTGTTCTTTGCTCAATGATAGTGCATACTGGCGGATCCACTGTCTTCCTATGCTGTTAATTTCAGAGTATTTTAATTTTCCAAACGGAATATCTGAAAGATTGGACACGCCTTTTATGGTTTCATCCTGATAAGAAGGATTAAGAGGATCCGAGAAAAATCTAATTCTAAGAAATAGCTTTCTGGGTGTGTCCTGGGTTGGCAGCGGGTATAGTCTTATTTTTGTTCCAATGATCTTATAAGAGTAGTTTGAGCGTCTCACCCTATTGGAAAGATCTAGCTGCCCAGCTCGAAGAATGTCCTCAAAAACAGGTAAAACATAAAAAATTGTCTCGGGCGTAAAAGATTCAAATGAAAACTCATTATTTAAATAATTGATTGCTGAAGTTGTGTCAAAAAACCTATATGCTGCCTGAGGGCTGAAGTGAAAGACCTCACTTATCTGGAGCTTTGATCGAGGTGCAGTGTTCATGCTAGATGAGAAAATTAAATCTCCGCTTGCATCCTTTAGGGTGTTGTAGATGTCATAATCCTGTTGATTTTTAACTAGCTGAATTGATCCAGACATCATATCATAGGATCCACCAGTTCCAGCTTCAAATGCGTATGGTTCAGCAAATCTTGTTAAATAATCTAAGTTTTCCCTAGGGTATCGACCCTCTGATCCGGACATGTGACCATCAGAGCCTGTTGTTGGCATTCCTAAAAATTGAACTATCTGAGACTTAGCCTGATATTGGTTTAAAATTGAACTATATTCAAGGGATGCTTCTTCTAAGTTGGCCCATATTTGTTTTTTTGTAAGCTCAACACTAAGAATATCATCGCCTAGCTTTCTTTTGACAAAGGTTATGAGATTATCTGCTTCCTGTTGAAATGCAGTGTCACTATCAAAAAATCCAAACGGTGTAGGGTTTCCAGTATTTGCAAAAGTTGCCAAAAGATCCCTCCGAGGTAGTACACACTTCTACACATAAGTATCCAATATCTTGACACGATTCTAAAGAAATCACAACTTAAAAAATATAAATCTAAAAATTTTTTAATTTAATTAAATCTATATCCCTGCTCTGATATGAGATCAGCAAAGAGATCTTCGACCATTTTTTTTGATTCTTCAGTGTAATATTCATGAAATGGCATTTTAGATTTTCTTTCTACGGACTTGAGTCGTGGAAGATGGGCAGTTGTCAACAATAAGCTTAAACACAGTTTATCATAATCTTCTTGAAGATTTTCAAATCTCAAGATAAAGTCAAAATTCTTATAATGATAAAACTCATTCATTATCTTTGAGAAATGGTTTAAAACAGTATCTCTTCCAGATTCTTGAAGGTTTTTGCTTGAAGCTAACGGCTGGAGTGGGTTTGTTTTTGTTTTCAAAAAAAGATTAAATTTTCTTCTTAGCATTTGCGGAGAATCATCACATCTCCCTCTTAGACCAGGCAACATAGCAGACTCATCTATACCAAGATCCATTATGCTATCTCCATCTTTTCTTGCCATGACTTTATCAGATGATGACCACCAGTAGAAGGACACCAGCGCATCCCAGGGGTTTCTCACAATAGATATTGTTTTATAATTATCAAAAATACCATTGCCCTTATTGATCTCAAAAAATCTAACGGGAGTGATATGTGTATTATAAATTCCTTCTATAGCGTCAATATAAAAATCTTTTAACAAGACTTGCGGAGGGGGGTTAAAACTTCCCTTTTCTCTAATTAGATAATCTTTAGCCTGCTGGCCGACCAGACGCCTAACTATTTCATTGTTTCTATCTTGATATCCTGCCTCTATCTCGTCTCGGTAAGGAGAACCAGTTAGGATATCATTTTTTCCACACTGGTTGCCAAGTGCAAACTCAATGCTTGAACCAGCAGATTTTAAAGGCTTAAAGAAAATAAACTCATTCTCATGAGAAATAATCATTAATATATTAAAACCCGCCGATCACCGAGATTGCAATCAGGCCAGGAAGCGGTTGTTTAACATATACGCCTGAAAACAATGTATCAGTTCTTCCTCCCACGTAGGAGAGTGCTGCTTCGATCTTTTTGCTTACACCCGGGTCTGATGCCATCTGGGGCGTCACCACAAGGAGCATTACACCGGTTGATGCCTTTCCACCTGGGTTTGGGCAAGGTGATGACCGCAAGCAGCCCTGATAAAGCATTGCTCCGATGTCCTGTTTGCTCACATCTCTTGCAACAGTGCTTCCTATTACCATCCTCCCTGTTGTTCCCAAGACTCTTTCAAGATCTTTAGAATCAAATGATTGGATTGGGGAATTTTCATCTGCAAGCTTAAGAACTTGCCACAGTAGCTTAGCAAAGTTTTTATTTGCTGTAGGATATAAGCCAAGCATGCCCACCTTGCCCCTAAGAAGCTGAAGCTGCTTCTCATTGTCAATGAGAATATGCGGGTGAAGTGCCACGTCTGCTGATAATGACTCATAGTTAGTTGCTATAGTCGGGTTAAGAAGCTCTTGTGCTGTAGGCTTGGTAACAATGTATACGACCTTTCCAGAAGCTCCCACAGACTTAAGGTATCTATCAAGAGAACCTTGCAAAACATGGCACGCGCTGCCTGTTCCACCGCCACCTCCAGCGAGAACAAATAACCAGTCTGCCTTTCCAACTCTTGTTCTAAGGGAGTCTTCTACAGAAGCGCTGTTATTTTCTAGAACTTTCTTTCCTAAGGCAATGTCTTTACCTACGCCATCTGCGCCAGGAAGAAGTAAGAAGTGTTCAGACGGAACACCCTCAGGCTGATCTTTTACAGTAGTGTTTATAAGTAGTGTTTTGGTAAACCCAAGATCCAGAAACGCCTTTGCTAGCTTTCCTCCACCGCCGCCAACACCTAAAAATGCACACTTGATTGCACTTGCTGCGGTGTTGCTTGGAAGCATCTGATCATCAACTGCAACCGGATCATCATCATATGCTTCTACAAAGTCAAAATCATCAAAACCAGCAGCGAAATCGCTCGAAAATGAATCATCAGTAGGTACCTCTACAGCTGGCTGTGGTCGACTATCTTGAGTCCCACCATCTTCAGACTGTTCCTGGGGTTGACTTTGTCCCACTTGAGCTGCGTCATTTAAAACTTCTCTCGCAGCCTCTTCATAAAAACTATCCTTTTTTTCTTCAGGCATGTTCTCTTCTCTCCTATCCTTGTTTATAGACTTCCCGTCGGCATAAAACTCTGAGTCAAAACTAGAATGTACAGTACTCGCCATTTAAGATCATACTCATGTTTCTACAATTATAAATATCTATCTAATAAAAAAAGAATTAGAAGATATAAACAAAAGAGGCGACCTCATTTGAGGTCGCCTCTGTAATTATCACTAATCGTTGCGATTAGATGATGTTGAGATTCATGACAGTAACTGTACCGTAGAAGTCAGCTCGAACCATCTTCTTACCGTAGCGAGTCATCACGCCCTTGCGGGGTGTGAAGTCCTCGGGTGCGAAGATAGTGGGAGTCACGATCAGCGGTACATAAGGTGCATATACATAGCCTGTTTCCAGGTAGCTACCACCCTTGTATCCAACAAGAACCTTGTTCCGTGGGAAGTAGGGATCCTTGTAGACCGTAAAGCGGTTGCTCAACGAACCAATCGGTGCAGCACCGAGCTGGAAGGGAGAGCTTGCCTGACCCTGACCATCAAGACTGATGTTGGGCTTGTAGAGAACCGAAGCCTCAAAGATTGTTGCAACGTCCGGGGAGCAAACCACGAAGTTAGCAGAACCTCTAAGGGTCTTACGGTGAATCTCGTTAGCTACATCAATGATGGTCTCAACAAGGGTCTCATACCACTCCCGAACTGTACCTGTGAAGGTAGGACCGGCAGCAAGCGTGGAGGCCTTGTTCTGGACGTTACCATTCGTCTTGTTGACGAAATTACCAGGCATTCTAGACCAGTAGTAGTTAGCACCCTTTGCCTCAGTAAGGAGGTCATTAAGAATCTCACGATCAATCTCTAGAGCAATCTGCTCAGAGAGGATCTGTGTGAGCTCCACCTCAGCGTCGAGGCTGTGGTAGGCGTTCAAATCCTGTGCGAGTTCTGGAGACCAGCGAGCACGGAGCTTACGGGTTGCAGCAGTTACCGCGATGGATTCGATCTTAATGTCAATCTCTGGGATTGCCGGAGATGGAGACGTACCGAAGTTCGACTCAAAGGTGGGAATGGTAAGAGTATCACCATCACCGCCAACATTAAGCGATGGTCCCATCGCATAAGATGCAGTAATGCCCAGCGTCTGTGTAGCTGTGGGTGAAAGCGGTCCAATATATGCACCTGAAACAACCATGAGGAAAGCAGCGTTGGTGTCATTCACACCAACCATCGGATCTGAGGTGAACTGCTTGGCAGCAGAGGACCACGTTCCAAGCTGGTTAAGGCGGCGGAGGTTAAGGATGTTCTTTCCGCCCTGGAACGTGTCGCCCAGAACCTTAACACCCTTTGTGCTAACCTCATCAGAAAAGATTGACCAGTCCTTCACCTGGGTGGTGTCAAGACCAGTACAGCTTGCAATCTGATTCAGGTTGAAAATTAGAAACTGGAATCTACCAGTTCCGTCTAGACCAGTATCATCTTCAATAAGAGTTGTTACCTGAGGGTCGAACTGTAGCAGCTTGCCATCAGTACCGGTGGCATGACAGACCCCTCCGAGCTGCATTGCTGCGTTGCCCTGGAAGGCGCCGGAAGCAAGAAGGATTAGACGTTGCTTAGATGTCGTTCCCTTAATAGTCCCGTGAACCTTAGTATAAGAGTGACCAACAAGATCATACTGACCGCCAGTAGCTAGAGAACCACTTCGGACTCCCTTTCCAGTGGGGTTGTTGTAGATCGAGGTGCCTTTCTCATATGTCTGAGCATCAGCATCACCCGCAGCGCCGGTCTGAATGTTGGCGTCGCCACCAACACGTGTGCCGTATGTGTAATCCAGATAGAAGAGCAGCCCAGAGGGAAGGCTCATCGGCTGGATGGACACGAGCTCGTTAGAGATAAGTCCGCCGAAAACCCGACGAACAATCGGGAAAGCGATGTTTGTGAAGCCTCGAATGTCGCCAGAGGAGGTGGCGTTGCCAGCACCTGTTGACAGAGAGTTTTGCTCTCTCAGTAGCTGTGCAGCCTGATTCTCAAGCAGTCGAGACATGATCTCGCGACTGTGATCGCTGAGACCTCTTAGCAGACCCGTTCGAGTCCACTTTTCCATAAGACGCTGGCCCTCAGCACCCACGTTACGATCGCGAATGCCCTCAGTCAGCTGTGATAGAGTGAATGATTTTGCCATTTTTTGTTTACTCCTTAGCAGTTATAATGGTTCCGTTACTCTTTAATTCCCGCTAGCTTTGCCCAACGGTTGACTTCAGAGGATTCTGTGCGAGGGGCAGATGACCTTCCCACAGTCCTTGAAGAACTACCGAGAGTTCGACGAACGTTTGATTCAGAAAGAGAACTTGGCTTTCTCTCCTTAAAGGATTCTACCAAGCTCTTATATAACAGCTTAACTTCTCTTAGGCTTTTAGCAGAATCAAGAGATTGAATAACAGACTTCCGCTTAGCGGAAGTGATTCCTTCATTCTGCAAAAGCTTATTAACATAGAGAAGCTTCGCATTAAACAGATTAAGATCTGTCAACTGCTCACGAAGTGTTTCAACAGCACTTCTGTATTCATTGAGCCTATTTCTGAGAGATCGATTATTGCGTCTCTCCTTTAGCATGGCCTCAGAAAGCTTATTTAGCTTGACCTTTAGCGGGTCACCACTTTCCTTTCCTCCACCATATGCACCTTTGACGCCTGCCTTTCCACCACCGGTGCCACCGTATGCACCCTTAAGACCGGCACGTCCGCTTCCGCTTCCGCCCCAGCTGGACTCCATGGCGTCCTTAATTCCTTTCAGTTTAGTTAGATCCTTGCCGGATGCCTCACTAAGACTTCTTCTCAGTCTTACAAGCTCACTCCGCAAAATCCTTGGA